TATTTTATTTTCAAAAGTAAATCCATAAACTTTTGTTTTTAAGCGACCGGCACTTGCAATACTTTTGCCAAATTCCCCATTTACACAAAAACCACCGACAAACGTAACTGTACTTCCATCTGGATAACTTACATTGAGCGTAATTTCATCTCTAGCAACAGATTTACCTTTCGCAACACGATTAGCATCAAAAAGAATCTGTAAATTAGCATCATCATCAGAATCAGGGATAACACTTATTACCGCAGGAAGTGGCACAGCCTTAGCCCACTTAATTAGATCACCATTAAGACCCATAGCACTTTCAGCAATTTGCACTGCGCCTAACGCAACTGGGTCACCATCATCAGAAAATTGTGTAATGGTAAGACCAGTGGGAAATGTATTAGATGCAACGATAGTGACAATCGACCCAAAGCCCGAAATATCTTGTGTCATTTTAAACCTTTTTATTTAGTTAAATTAAAATATCTGTGCCTTGGATAAAGCGTATATCGTCATCCTTGCTGTAAATTAGCGTGTAAACGATTTTGTATTCTGTGATTGAATCAACTACAAAAGATTGAATAACCACATTCAACCAATAGCCAGTAGTCTGTATTTGTTGCCATGCAGTGTTGCTGCCTGTTGCATTATTGATAAATAATATTTGAGTTGTATTTAATATTTTCCCAACTGAGATAGTGCCATTATTAAGAGCTTGATTAATTACATTCTGTAATACTGTTCTTGCCTGTGCTGCACCTGCAGTATTGGCGGATACCTTAGCCAAACTAAGCAGCAACGACATTAGCTCTGCACTAGCAGCATCTTTTAACCACATTTCATTGGCATAAACATTTAAATCGCTTGGCTGTGTGGTTGTTCCAAACATCACGCCGCGCTGATAGAATGAGACTAAAGTACCGGCGCTTTGCGTTTGACCATAATAATTGATCAATAATGCGTCATACGTATTAGCATCAGCATCATCAGTGACTGATGGTGTAAGATTGAATTGCTGAAACATATAATTCTGCACACTATTAATTGCAGTATAATCAGTTGCAGCAAGAATCATCATTGGCACCATTTCTGGATACTCTGTTGATAATGGCGCAAGAGTCAAACAACAACCGCCAATTTCCAACAATGCAGCGCTGTATGTAGCAGAGTTAGCTATCGATACTGGAATAGTATAAAGAAAATCATTATTAAGCGTATTATTGAAATTAGCCGCCTCTAGAATCTGCGATTCAGTCAACGAAGGAACGAATGCGAAAGAACCAAAATTGTTTGACGTATTGATAGATGATGTAAGTAATTCTGTTATTGTTTGCGCTGCAGATCCATTAGATAATATAGCACCATCCAACCATCCAATAAGTGAGGCAATATCGTTAGACATAGCCGCAGTAACAGCAATAATATCTGCGCCAGTTTCGCCAGAGACTAAATCGAAACACCCGCGTGTAGCATCGAAAGTAACAGTAGCACCAGTAAATGCTGCACCACCAGCTGAATAAGCTCGTATATCAGTTTGCAAAGTTGCAGCCACTGCAGCCAAACTTGCATCACCAGAAAAATCAATTCCAGTAAAGGTATGGGTGAATCCTCCCATTTCTAGGGTAAAACTACCCGAAGTAATGGCAGTAAATGTAGCTAATAAATAAGTTCCAGGCTTGCCAAATATCAATGATGCAGTTGCCACATTAGCCCAGTTTGCATAACTAATTTTCTGTGGTGTTGTGATATTTTTACTAACCCATCCAAAATAGAATACAGCACGAAGATATTCTACCGATGTAGTATTAAAATAAGTTCCAACATCTGCTGCACTTGTAAATTCAATAAAAGAACCCGTAGGAACTAATGGATTTTCTGTAAAAATTCTTCCGATTAACTCACGGGTTAGGGAGGGCGAGTTTCCGCCAACACCCGAAGTTATATCCACATAACGGGTTTGTGATATTGCCATTTTTAATCCTTTAGATTGGGATGATGTTGTAATCCGCTGTAATCACAACGGGTACTGAAGATGTAATTATTTGTTTATGGGTAAGTGTAAAATCTAGACTAGGAAGCGCTTCATTACGTTCTCTGTCATCGAAGAAGTAGGGATTTCTTATACTTTCTATCCTCAATATTCCTATACCTTGCGCGATTAGTGAATTAATCGTCATATCGCTTTGTAAAATATAGGCTATTAAATTAAGTATATCAGATGCCGTATACTGAGTTGTATTAGCCGGATTCTGTGTTGATAGTGCGCTAATTTGGAAAGTAGTTTCATATTGCTGCAACTCTTCATGATCGAATGCGCCGGCTATAGAATCATAAGTATCGTTACGATAAGGAAAACCAACCCTCCTATCGCCGACTTTAAATATATAGGCCGTTGGCTTTACATTGACACCTTGATTAGTTGGTTGAAACGCCTGTTTAATAGGAGTATTTGAAATACCAGCAGTAGCTTCCCCCGCTATAATAGTTGATATTATAATAGCTATTAGTTGATTATCTAACACGGACAACCCCCAGGGATGCGAACACCTATAATGCCAGCCCATCCATTTATAAAATACCAATCTGTATCAGAAAGAACTTGGTAGGTTTCATTACCAAAAATAAAATGATCGCCCGATGATCCGCGTTGAACCACATTAATTTCTTCAGATACATAAAATATTTTGTAATCTTTATCAAAAAGAAGGCCGTAATGCTGAAATAATTCTCTAGGCACTTCCTGAACATTCCCCATCATGGGAATTGGAACTGCATAAGTAGCAACGTCATTACCAATACTATTCGTTTGTCTTCCCAGGAAACGGACATACTGAAAGGTTTGCTTACCAATGATTGATAAAGCAGTACCTAGCAGATTTTGTGGTATCATTTTTTGATTTCTACATTAGTTGTAACTGTTGATATCATATAGCCTGTGTCATTAAGGGGCTTTGTTGAAACTCCGCTTAAATCAAGCTTACCTTCATCTATTTTTTGTCTAATTTCTTTGAGTGTTGACGATGTGACTTTCTTACCTTCCCGACGATATTTTCTAGCCCCTATTGTAACAGGGGATAATGGCGGGCTATCAACTGCTTTAATGGATTCGAGTACATCGCCTTCAGCTTGCGAAACTACCAATTGCATAGCCTGTTCATTTGTCAATTTCCCGACAAGAACTTGAGCAGATACTTTATTAATAGTATTTTGCCATTTATTTTTATTATTGATTGCTGCTGGCCTCATGAAAGGCCGTGCCGGAATGTATGAATTACCAAATTCTTGAGTATATGCAACTTGCGCCACATATTCACCATCATCAGGATAACGTTCCTTTTTTAACCAACCGACTGAACCTTCAACATTTCCAAGAGAGGATATTTTAAATATCAACTCAGATAATGCTTTATGTTCTGCCATTGATTACCATCCATAAAAACCAGGCCTTCTAAAAGCCGCTAATTCTGGACGACCACCAACATAAGTACCACCAGCCGCTGCCACTTGCAATAAAGCCAATAATTGCTGACCGTATGGAGTACTTTGTAACCAATATTGCCATTGATTAGGTAATTCAGGCGGTTGAAGGCCAATAGTTACTTTATCAACAGTAGCATTTACAAGTACGCCGGCTATCTGTCCTGCCGCAATATTCAAAGAGATGGCACATAAATGTGCCGTCATTAACATTAATGATTGTGTTTGTGTTGCTAAGCCACAAGCATTATACCAACCGCAATAACGACTGCTAATATAAAGACTTGCGGCTGCAAATTGTGCTTCTATTGTCGCATCAGATATAGTTGCCAGATCGAACTGAGGGAATTGCGTCCTAAATCCACATATATTTAATGTAATTTGTGACACAATTAATCCTCTATTTTATAATCTTATCGCTATCTTTCTTTCCAGTAATTCCTACAGGCTTTGCTTTGTCGTCTTCTGCAAAATCCTCAGGCGTTATTGGTGCTGAATCATCACGAGTTTTCATGCCATCAGCAACAACTACTTCCGTATTTCTATCGCTACTTTCAACTGTGATATATCCATTTTTACGATGCGTATTAAATGTTATATCATTATTAAGTAATTCCATATCCTCATCAGAGACAACAGTTCTCACACCCATAGGCGTAATAAGTACTTTATCTGCAACGCCAGACTTTCCCCTAATTAAAACACTTCTTTTGATTTTGGGAACGCCATTTCTAGAATCGCTAATATTACTATAAAGATGATAAGTTACATCTGCAGCCATAGTTGAAGTGATATAATGCATAATATTACCTTAATTATATACCAGTAGTCCTATATACGGCATATGGGCGTTTACATACAACACCCGCACTTGCCATAACATAAGCTTCTTGATATCCCTTAGTTAATTGCTGAACTCCTACGACTTGGAATTTTGCCGGTACAACTTGAATCCAAGTACGCATGTCATCGGTGCTTAAGTTATCTTGTACTGAGTCTGCATACAAGTAGAAAACATTAGCCCCGCCATTCGCGGATTCAAATTGAGGTGCACTTTCAACACGCATATTGGGATAAGTAGAAGTCATCCACGCGCGGACTGATACACCAAAATCAGTTGTGACTGCATCAAGATAAGTCACTAAGCTCGTTGGACAAGCAAGAGTCATTGAGTCTTGATCCCCAATAATACCTTGGGATTGCGTCATCAATCCAGCAACGGCTAAACGAATATCGGCAATAATTCCTTGGAATGTCTTGTCACTCCACAGAGTAGACATTGTTGTAGGATCAGTTGTAGCACTGTTATATGATAGCAATCCTGGATCGTTCAACAAACCATATGTATTATCATGACCTGAGTTATATCCATAGAAACCAATCAAATTACGTTGTACAGCAAGAGCAAGAGTTGCCATATCGCGTTTATTTGCGGCACTGT